ACAGTTTCATACCTGCCAAGACTAAACCAACGATAGCTACACCTGCAAGAATATATGGTGCCGCTGCTAATAACATACCACCTGCAGTAACTAATAATCCACCGATGAACGCAGCTGCTCCTGCCAAGAATGGTGCAATTGCCGCGTATAAAGATGTCGCTGCGGTCATTAGACTTCTTCCAACAGTTTTCAGACCACCTATCATAGGTTGAACAAACTTACCTAATCCTTCTCCGACTTTTTTAAGATTATTAAACATCTTAACACCGTCATCGAATGCACCCATAATATCGAAACCTGTAAGACCTTTGATTCCTTCAGAGAAGTCAGAAAGACCTGATAACTGTTCTTCTTTTGCTTTCTCTAAACCTTGCTTTATCTCTTCCTGAACATTGGTTTCTTCTACAAGTAAATCTTGTTTCTGTTGACTATATGCTTCAAGATTTGCTTTGTCTTCCTCAATCATTGCAACGAGTTCATCGTCTCTTGATTTGAGTGCTTCTTTTTCAGAATTCAGACTATCAACTTTTTCCTTTGCAAGTGCGTCTGCTTCTTTATTTCCTTCGATGATAAGTCTGGAAGATTCCATTTGACCTGCCAGTTCCATCTTCTTTTGTTCAAATGCAATCTTGGCATCTTTCTTCAGAGTTCTCTGGTCGATTTGTTCCATCGCCAGAAGTTCCTGTTTTGCTTGGTTAATCTTCTCTTGTTCTTTTGCAGATTGTTCCAAAGATTTTGAAACTTCGGTTATCTCTTCATCAATCGCAGCTCTCTTTTCTGCATTGAGTTTACGACCATCTTCTAAACCTGCAATTTGGAATTCTGTAGTTTCTATCTTACTTTTGATATCATTGAGGTTTCCTTCCAACTCTCTCAATTGTTCTAAGTTACCACCGAACATTGCCTCTATTGCAGATTGTTGCTCTACAGATAGTTCTTCGAAGGATTTTTTCTCTAATTCAGCGGCAGCTTCCATAGCCAGATTTAATTTTCTACTGATAAGAGCACCTTTGAGTGTGTCTTCTCCAGCATTTTTAAAATCTGCAACAATCTTTGCGGTTTCTGGTTGAACTTCACGAAGTTTCGTAACCATCTTTTTGAAATTATCGTTACTCTCTAAAGTAGCCTTTTCAAACTCTCTATTTGCTTCTATTCGAGCCTGATTGGATTCTTTATCTAACTTATTTCTTTCCGCAAGAAGTTTCTGTTGTTCACTTATGGTATTGTCTGCCATTAAATTTTCCTTTATTTACCGAATGCTTTACCCGCTTCTGATATTCCAAATGCACCCAATGTTACTACTACAAATGATGTGTAGATTGTTTCAGAAACCTTTAGGTCGATATCCCAAACTAGTGCTGTTACTAAGTCTGTAATACCAAAACACATCATTAAAAAGAATGATATGAAACCTATGATTGCTTTCTCATTTAGGTCATTGTCATCTAAGAACAAGTCTATAAACTTTCTTTTTGGTGGGTCGAGTTGCAACTTAGCCTTCTTGGCTTCTTCTTGCATCTCCTTGATTTTGTCTTCCTGTTCATCAAGTTTTTCGATAAGTGCCATATACTTATCTAAATCAATTTCCACCTCATTTCTTGCATTATCTTTTATATCTTCTGCCATTTTAAATCTCCTTGATTATTCACGGCATGCATAATGTAAAGTTAAAATTGTTTACTTTGTTGTCTCTGCTTCTCTTGTTCTAAGTAGTTCATCAGAAGATTAACATAAATCTCCCTTTCCCACGGCATCATATCTTCTAATTCTGTTAACGAATAATTATGATGTTGCATTAATTGAAAGTTCGTGTTATAGTAATTAAACACCGTCTCGTGTGAAAGGGCTACTAAAAAAAATTTTGTAGTCCTTGTAGAACTCTAGTTTGTTCAGTTCCACATATTTCACATTTAAAATCTACTTTCTTTTGCAATTTAGGAGCATGTTCAAAGAAATCCGATAACTTACCTAATTGATTGATAGTTAAGTTTTCAATAAACTCATCTACATCATCATCAGATATTTCGTTTCTCTCATAGACACTTTCTGAGTCAAATATCTGTTCTATAGATTTATTCAATAGATAGAATATGACTTCATTCTCAGGCATATCTGTTACACCTTTTGTATCTCCTACATCGAGTAGTCTTAAAACTACACCGACATCATCATTAATCATTACAGTCTTTTCAGGTACTTCACCACTAACTTCTACTTCTTCGAAGTTGATGATTGCATCTCCTGTTCCTGAACAGTCATCTTCTTGACATTTCATTTTAACAGTAGAGGTTTCACCAACAGATTTTGAACGAATCTGGACGAATAACCATTCAAGGTCAACCATCGCAAGTTTGTTCGCATCTACTTCTCCAAAGGTAACATCATTAATCATGTTCTTGACAGCTTCAAGTGATTCCTCTTGGTTATCACCTTCTTTTGCCAACATCAATACCTTTTGTTCTTTAACAAGAAAAGGTCGAAACTTTATTTCACGACCATCACTTGGTAGCACCGTCTTATAAGTTGGTGCTGATTGGATTGGTAATCCCATAATTTACTCCATAATGTTATTACTAGATGCCTCCACCTAGTATATTACTTAGTCGAGAACCTGCAGAATCTAAATTGTTAAGTTTACCTAACATATCTTTAGACTTGTCATTAAATCGACTAGCAACTGTAAGACTTTCTCTTGCTAAATCAAGATATCGTCTTCCTTTATTTAGTACCGAAAGTTTAGGTGCTGGACCGTATTCGGTATCAAATGTCTTAAATGCAAACTTACATCCGAACTTCAACAATGATGCGTCACCCATTGCAAGTTGCATTGGTTCAAAAGAGACTGGAAATACTTCATATAATTGATACTTCAATGCCATAGAGTCATCTCTTCTGAATTGTTCTATTGTCATTTCTCCGTAGTAATCCTTCGGATATCTGAAAGCTGGTTTGATACTGCTTCCTTCAGTCTTACTGCTTCCATATTTAAACTCTGCATTAACTTCTGAGCCTCCAGTAAAAATGAAGGATTGCCATGCTTCGATGATATATCTATCAAAGAAACTTGAATCACAAACGAATACTAAGTCGATTTCGTTTGTATTATTTACTTGTGTTACTTTCTTTTTGATTGTTCCTGTTGTTGCAAAATCAGATGTTGTTAAACTTCTGCCTGGAAGTGATACAGATTCACATCTAATTCCTTCTACACTAAAATCTTTATTTGGACCATAAATGTTAACATGAAAACGATTACTCAATGCACCTGCATCGAAGTTTCCTCTTATTTTATTGATACTTGTCATACAAATTTCTCTCTACTTTCTGCATATACGGTGTTTGCATTTATATTAAACTGTTGAGATGGTAACATTACCATCATATCCCAATAATCCATTGGTATTTCTGATATCCTAGAGTTGATATGACTGAAAAGATATCTCTTTACACATGGTATTGCATATTTAAGAGATGTAACAGACTTAATTAACTGATATGTGAGTAAAACTCTTCGTTCCTCATCATTATCGTTCTCTGATGCAATCTCATATAGACTTAAAAGTAAAGGTGTTCGATATCTTGGTGCAATATAGTGTAAATTTATGCCCATAAAACCGTCTGATAAGATATCATAGACAATTGTAAGTGGAAATCTATCCCAATATGGCAATTTCATCTTATATTTTGCCTCGTAAACATACATATACATTTTTCCTAACTCAGGAACACTAACGACAGGAAAATCATCGTCAGTTAGTAGTTTGTTTACTGGTTGTCTTATCTTTGTAAGTCTGCCTCTAAACCAATCTAAACTTTCTTGACTTCTTGCCTCTGCTTCTAACGGAGTTTCGTTCTGTATTTTGTCAAGTAAGTCTAACATACATACTATTTATGTATTATGTAAGATGGTCTTCAGTTAAAATTCTAAATTTTAGTCTTCTTTCTTTACAGAACTCTTCGGCAGCTTTGAATTTTGCTTGATTTACGGCATATGTAGCAACTTCGTTGAGATATCGTTTAGTTTGTCGTTTTGGAGGTTTCGGAGGCAGTAATTGTTTCTTCGGTTTGACTTCGATGACTTCAGGTACTGTTTGACCTGAAGAATTTACATATTTTATGTAAAAATCGGGAAAATAACGATGAATTCTTTTATCTAAAGGTGATTTGTAAGGAATTATGACTTCTTCACTTCCCCATTCTATGATATTTTCGTTATTGTCGCAGTAAACCATAAATCTGCGCTCCCATAGTGAACGATAAAAGATTCTTGTTGGGTCTCCCTTATACTTTTTGTAATTTTTGGGTTTGAACTTACCACTATATGACATAAATAGATGTATAACCGATTTTTAGGATATTTATATGCCCAATATTAACAAATTATTAAGTAAAGTCAATCAGGCGAAATCCGCAATATCAAGTGCGAAAGGTATCAAGTCAAAACTCTCTCAGATTAATTACAATTCAGTAATTAACTCAAATGAGTTAGAGGCACAAGCCGAAGTTGCAAAACAGACTTTAGAGAAAAGAAAAGCATCACTACAGAAAGCACTAGAAGCCAATAATAAGGCAAAAAACAAAGTAAAGAAATCTCCTGAGGGTGCATATATCGAATTACAATATCCTCTCAATGAAGAGCATGATAACTACATCGTATTTAGAAGTAGACAAAGAATCAATCGTCAAAGAAGAGAAGAAGATGGTATGATTATGAGTGCTGATGAAAATAGAGCATCACTTTTATCAGGAGATGGTTCTCAACAAGTAGAAATTGCATTACATATTCCTGTAACACTAGACCAAGAAGCTGCCGTTAAGTTTTCTGCTAAAGATGTTGGTTCACTTGCAAGAGGAGTTCAACAAGGTGGTGTTGGTGGTTTTGTTTCAGGTATGATTCAAGGTTTATCACAAGCAGCTTCAAAACTTTTAAACAGTATGACTGGTAATGCAATGTTTATCATGCAAGGTAAAGCAGTCAACCCTATGCAAGAAATGGCATTAGAGGGTATCGACTTTAGAACATTATCTTTTTCATATACGATGTCACCAACATCAAAAGAAGAGGCAGATATGATTAGAGATATCATTTACTATTTCAAAACTGCAATGTTACCTGATACATATCCTGCTCTAGGTGCTGGTTCATCAGATGCAGAAGGATTCTTCAACTATCCAAATACATGGACTGCAGAATTAGAAGGACCGATTGCAACGAGAGTTGATGGTTATCTTCCAATGGTTTTACAAAACTGTAAAGTTACATACGAAGGAGATTCAACATCAATGACTTTCTTTGAAGATGGTCAACCAACAAGTGTTAAAATGGATTTACAATTCCAAGAACTCAAAATACTTACACAAGAATCTTATCAAGAAATTACTGCTCACCCAAATGGTGCAGAATCAGGTCTCAAATCTATGCCTAGTATTATTGACCAGAATGCATCCGACCCAGCAGCGAGAGATAAAAACCTCGAAGCGGGGGCAGCGGGAGAAAAGGCAGTTAAAGAATCAGAACAAGGTAAGAAAAATCCATAAGGTAAAATATGTCAAATCAATTATTCAAAAACTTTCCAGAAATTCAATACACCTTATCTACAGGTAAAATTGTAACAGTCAAAGACTTCTTTAGAAAGTCTATGATTGAACAAGAATCCGTTAATAGTGTAATCTCGTATACATTCTATGAGATACAAGATGGTGAAAGACCAGATGTAGTTGCAGATAGATTATATGGTGATTCAGATTTACATTGGACTTTTTTCTTAGTCAATGATATGGATAATTACTATCAATGGTATAAAGACCAAACTACTTTTGAAAATCAAATCAAAGAAATGTATCCTGATTATTGGTTGATTGCACAAAATTCTTCAGACATAGTATCCTCTTCAGGCAAGTTTTTATTAGGTGAGATTATTGAGTCATCTCTGGAAAAAGGAAATGTCATCTCAGTTCAACCCACATTTAACAGGATAGGAGTTGCAGGTGGAGTTTGGAATACAAATGATGTTGTAACAGGCAAAGTGAGTGGTAAATCATTTACAGTTCAGTCTGCAGTAAATGGTCCAGACGGAATCGACCACTATGTAAACTCAGATGGTTTCAAAAGAAATACATTGACTACAGGTTTTACACCTGTTACATTTTATACACATGATTACGAAGTAAACGAGAAGAATAGAAAAATTAAAGTTATCAGGCCTGAATATATAAAGAGAGTTGTAGCAGAGTTTGAAAAAGTAATGTCAGCATAATGAATGAAGCACCTTTAAAACAAGGGGAGTTTTTCTTAGAATCCCTAGCACTAATAAACCAATTCGGTGAAACTTTAGATATTTCACAAATCGTTGGTGAGTTCACAATGTCAGAAAGTATACATCGGAAGTTTGTATCAGGTGTCGTTGGTATTGTTGATGGTCTGAATCTACTAAAGAATTATAGATTTACAGGACAAGAGTTTATTCGTATCTCAGTAAAACAAAAAGAAGGACAAGGAGATACTGCAGATAAAGATTTTAGTATCGATAAAACATTTAGAGTGTTCAAGGCAGATACGATATCAAGACCATCAGAAAAGATACAACAATACTTATTGAGTTTATGTGAACCAAGATTATTCAATCTTAGAAGAACTAGATTAAGTAGAACATTGAGAGGTTCTTATGATGACATGTTAGAGAATGTCTTAGTCAATGAAGCAAAGATTCCTATGGAAGAATTCGACCATTGGGAAGAATCTACACCAGATAACTTTCAGTTTATATGTCCTAATTGGACTGTAAATAAGATTTTAGATTATTGCACCCAAGAAGCAAACATTGGTGGAGATACAAACTATAAAAATGGTATGTTCTTCTATCAAACATTGAATGGTGGTTTTAGATTCAAGTCTATTGACTCTATGTTTGAACATGAATTTCCTGTTTCATTTAGTATGAAACCTAGAAACTCATCAGACCTTGACGATGTAGATTTAAATGCTCCTGGTGGTTTGAATAGCACGATTCTAAGTTATAGAAAACCACAAATGTTTGACACATTAAAAGGAACAATTTCAGGTGCATATGCATCACATATGAAAGTCTATGACCCAATTCGTAAAATAGAATCAGAAGAAGTCTATGATATCGAAGAGACATTTAAAACAGGAAAACATTTATCTGGTTTCCCTATGATTCATAATGGTGAATATGAGTATACATTTACTGCAGAAAACTCTGTAGGTGAAGGAGAACCACCACAATATACAGAACTTGATGTTGACTTGCCTCCAAACCAGCATTTTAATGCGTTTTTTATTGAGGCTTCTGATATGAGACATTCATATGATGACAATACAGATTTGACATCACAAGAACTTTTCAGAGGAAAAGAGAATAGAGACAATGCAACATTAGAAAGAATTGCAATGATGGAGATTCTATCTCAACATAGAATAGTTTTAACTGTTCCTTTTAGAACAGATATGAATGTCGGTCAGATTATACAAGTATCTTTACCGTCTGCAGAACCAACCTCAGAAGAAGATACTGCAGACAAAGTAAATGATGATAGATATCTAGTAACAGATATGAAACTAGTTGGTGACCCAACACAATTAACAGGCATATGCACAATGGAGTGTGTAAAAGAATCTTACATGACTAAAATTGCAGATGCAAACCCATTAGATAACACGGCAACACCGAGAGAAGTATGATAACATTTTATGGAATAGTTGAAGATAGAAATGACCCATTGATGGTCGGAAGAGTTCGTGTTCGTATACATGGAATTCATTCTGAAAATAAACAATACATTGCAACACCTGACCTTCCGTGGGCACAAGTTTTATTACCAACAACTTCTGCTGGATTATCCGGCATAGGAACACAACATGGGCTAGTCGAAGGTTCAACAGTATTCGGTTTCTTCAGAGATGAAAAAACTAAACAAGACCCTGTTATAACTCATGTTTCTGCAGGTATTCCTCAGAAAGGTTATAAAGAAACAACAAAAGACGAACTATTAAATAGAAGTGTTGAAAAGGGATTCAATGACCCACGAAGATTAAAAGTTGCAGATTATAAAGATACTCCAGACGGACCGAATCCTGAACAAGCACCTAATCGTTCTCATGGTTTAACAAGTGATGTAGAGAATGCACCAAAAACTCCAAAAGAATTAAAGATTAATTACGACAATACTGGTTCTACTATCGAAGAGTTAGAAGTAACTGAGGATATGTTACCCTACTACCCATTATATACTGAAGAATCAGATTTGTCAAGCATTGCAAGAGGTGGTGTTTTAGACCATGCAATCAATGGTAATATAATGCACCCACAAACACAAAGTATTCTAGGAGATTTTGTGGATGTCCAAGCAAAACCTGTATATCCTTACAATAAGGTTTTACAGACCGAGGCTGGCCATGTTTTAGAAATCGATGACACACCAAAATCAGAAAGAATAAATGTTCATCACAGGTCAGGAACATTCCACGAGATTCATCCAGATGGTTCTGAAGTAACTAGAATTGTAAACAATAACTA